TACGGTTCTGTCTCACTCGAATAATCGAGCCGAGGATTAGCTTGACCGCCTCAACACTGGTGGACCCTGCTATGTCCATCAAGTATTCTTGAGCCGACGTACGCTTGGTCCTCTTGATCCCATATGCGGGAAGCAGTTGGTCATGTACCAGCTTGATTACCTGCTGACTCGACCGACAGTTAAGAGTATAGCCGAGAGTCTTACCTAGTGCATCCTCAATTTCATCAGCCTTCTCAAGATGTACGGCCTTGAGTTCGAGACGTCTCTCATCGTCGATCAGGATGCCCGTCTTGGTGGCCTCGATGAAGTATGGAGCGGCTGACTTAGTTATCGCATAGCCTATATTCCCATTAGTGATCGGGAACTCTTCTTTCTTTATCTTGTCCATCGCCTCGAACTGAACCACGCAATCTGTGCCGCAGTATAGTTGTCCCCTCTGCTCATCCTGCCCTACGAATTCCACTTCATCCTTATAGTACTTCTGATCTGTGAGGACGGAGCAGATCGTCTCCAGCTTCTTTGATCTGAGGCTAGCCCAACAGCTGTTCCATGCTACCATCAAGTCGTCACCGGGGTTCACTACCTCTATCCCCTGACGATACAAGGCGGGCAGGTCGAAGGCCCATCCATTCTGTGTATCCTTAGGTACATCCGAGCTGAGGATAGCCTTGTATGCACGGAGGGCGTTCATCGAGGTGTTGGGTATGACGACGGCGTAGTCCTTGGAGTCCGAGAATCCTATGTAGGCTAAGGCATCAGGGTTGTACCACTCCGTGTCGATCATCAGAGTCTCACAGTTGGTGAATCTCTCGACAGCCTCCGCAATCTCTTGGGGAGTGGGGTCTATGATGATGGTTGGGTTAGGTGCTCGAATCTCTGGGAACTGTGACTCACGTACTACCCGTTGGAAGTCCCACTCCAGCAATGGTAGTCTATGCCAGAAGATTCGGGAGTTGATAAAGAAGGCGGGATGGAGACTGGGTATGACTTTCTGCCCACTAACCGTCTTAGACTCCAGAATGGAACCACGCCACTTCATGATCCCTTCGTGCTGCATCAGAGCCCACAACGCATAGTTCCCTAGGGCTAGGACCACGTTGGGCTTGACCTCCTGGATCTCCTTAACGATGTCAAGGATGCCTTCCAGGTATTCATGAGTGGGGTGCCCCTCCCTGAAGAAGAAGCTCCGCTTGTGGTCTCCATGCGGGAGCAGTCGATCCTTAATGACGTTGGTGATGTAGAGCTCAGACCTCTTGACTCCACACACTCGTATTACATCGTTGAGTATATCCCCTGCTTGGCCCACAAAGGGGCGACCCTGAGTCCATTCGTTCTTACCTGGGCTCTCACCCAGTACCATGATCTTAGCATCGAGTGGCCCTATGGCAGGGACGATCATCCCTTGTCCCCATCTTCTTTCTCCATGTTGGCGACAAGGCGATTAAGATACCACTGGGCTTTCTTCAGATCCTCCAAGGGCTTCATCTTGAACTGGTAGCGTAAGAGGTACTTCACTACGTTCCCGGCGAGGTAGCCAAGGCCCTTAGCCTCGATCACGTCGATAGTCTCTATCCCTCCCACCATGTGATGAGAAGGATGATTCACTATGTCGGTCATCTGAGGAAATTTTTAGGGGCGGGGAAGTCGTACTTCTTCTCAGTTACTCGGATCAGCCAGTACCCGAACCTTCGTATCCAGCCCCTCATGAGATCTTGAGCCCGCCTGGGTTCACGTCTCTACCGAGTGAGGGATCGTTGGGCAAGCCGTTGTGTTCCTCTCGTTCGAATAGGAGCAGGAACCGTGTGACCTGTACCGTCTGATTCGCCATCAGAGGATTCACTGTATGCTCCTCGACGTTAGTGACTACGATGGAGTGGACCCTCCACCCTATGTTCTCATCCATCTTGTCTTTGATGGCAGTGGATACGTTCTCCTCACCCAGGCAGCGGGCAATCCGGTACTCAATCATCGTTCGTCTCCTGTGCTGCTAAGTGGTGTGCCTTGAGGAGCATGTTACCTATCGAGGCTGCTTCAGGATTCAGTTCATATCCTCGAAACTCACACTCACGGTTGAGAGCTCCGAGTCCAATAGAACCACTCCCTGCAAAGGGATCGAGTATTCTACCCCCTGAGAGACTAACCATTGAAACAACTTCCGTGCAAAGGTCGGCCGGCATCTGCATACTATAGTCACGTTCGGCCCCGACGAGGGAGTCGTAGATAAAGACATTGTTCCTGCCTTGCTTCATGAGGAAGGCGCCGCCCTTGGATGCGAAGACCATAGCCTCGGCTGCAACGATCATGCCTTTCCTCGGGTCTCCGATCATACCTTGAGTCTTGTTAGGCTTGACCCACAAGGGCGGGACCAACGTTACGTATGAGAACCCTGCCTCCTCCAACCAGAAGGCTAGGCCCATCGAGTCGAAGAACATCTTCTTAAAGTCCTTCATCCTCTGCAGACCTGCCAGCTTCTTGTACAGATTCAGTTGTGCATTGGAGTATGTAATCTTCCTGATGTCGAACCAAGCCACGAACCAGCTATCATCCTTGAGGACACGGAACGACTCCTTGATCACGTTCTGCACTGTGTCTATGATTAACTGCTCATCGTCCTCATAGGGCTTGAGTCCACCCTTGAACTCTAGGTCGATACCGAAGGGTAGGTTCGTGACTACCGCATCATAGCTCTCGTCCTTCTCCAGCTTGATCAGTTCATTCGCATCGCCTAGGATGATCTCAGCTCGCAGCGAGGGAGTCAATCCCTTAGCTCTCCGCTCAATGTCCTTCTTCTTCTCGATTAGCTTCTTCTTGACGTCGAGCTTCTGAAGGGCACCCCTCAGGGTATCTTCCTTCTTCATGTCAGGATTCAACTTGATCTCTTTACCAAGCTGGACTGACTGAGATATGGTACCTAGTGCTTCCCCTGTCAGGTCGGCGGTAGCGCGCATGGACCACTTGGGATCCCTGGCGCACTTCAGTTCATGGATGTCAGCGATGGCCTCAGCCTTCTCCCACCACTCTAAATCCGTGCGCCGTATGTTTTCCTCCAACTCAATCTCCTTGAGGGTGATGTCGTCGGTCTCATCCAGCAGGGTGTAAGGGATCTCTGGCCACCTAAGATACATCATACCCTGGAGTCGAGTGAAGCCTGCTACCAACAGGAACTTACCCTCCTCTGAACCAGGTACCATCACTGGCGGGGCGAACAAGCCGAACTTCTCGATGGACGCTGCCATCTCCTCGACTTGTACGGGTGTGAGGATCTTACGTTGCCTAGGCTTGATTTCAATATTGGACGGACTAACTGTGGGCATTAGTACTCCAAGGTGGATATGATCTTGGCTGGCGTCGTGATATAGAACAAGGCAGGTTCATCATCCTCGTTCAGATAGATGTACATGTAGACGGGTACGTAGGTGAGATCGTATGAAGGGTTAGCCATGTCTCCGAACTGCCAGTCCACTACATCGGAGCAGTTGAAGGTGATGCTATCACCCTCCTTCAGATCCTTGACAGACATTTGGGTGTCTGGTCCAGCACCCCTGCGAAACTTACTTACTTCCTCACGCAGGACAATCTCCACCTCAAGCTCAGCGTAGATGGATTCAATGGTGCCATCATCGAGACGTAGGAGGATCTCGAACACATCGTAGTAGGTGGCATCTAGCTGAGTCCCCTCCTCCTCGATCAACACGAAGTCCCCTCGCGATAGTTCCGTAACCTTGGGTCCGACGCCTATGATCCACCCAGATGTCGGGTAGACTTCAGCTGCCTCAAGCGGAATGAAGAGGTGACCGACCTTAGTGTAAGAATCACTCTCATTACACTCGATCAGTATGTACTCTCCCAACATCTGAAGTGTATCAGCACGTCGGTCGAGATCCTCACATATCGCAACGGGTTTCTCTAGTAACTTGTGCTTCATGTCAACCGAGAAGGAGGGGGAAGGGATTACGCCTTTTTGGACGTCGACTTGATACCTGAGCGAATGTCTCCCGATCCCTTGGGATACTCTTCGTTCTTGATATTGATAGTCAACTCGGCACCGATCAACTCATCAGTGTCGAAGGCGAGATCCTCCATGTCGTCAACATCGTAGTCCAGGTCCAGGCACTTGTTGATGAAGTCGACAAAGATCCCTGCTCCCTTACCCTCGATGGGCAGGTTGTTGTAGAACGTCCGTCCCTCATACTCACCGTCCGAGATCTGGATCTTCACAGCGACGTACTGCGCCTTCGGTCCCTGTGTTACTTCACCCACTTCCATGACGGTAGCAGGATACGCACCTTCCTCAATCGGCTTAAGACTCTCTGCCTCTGTGAGGTTAAGGTTGATACTGGGCATAAAGCCGCTCCTTGATATTAGTTTGAGTATGTACCTTCAGGCCGTATACTTCTAGATCATCACTGCATCTTCAACCTCCTCTGCAATGAGAGCTTTCGCTCCCTCGACACCATGAGAAGCGGTCCACAACTTCTCGGGATCAACCTCGTAGAACTCAGCTATGGTCTGTTTGATCTCATCAAAGTTAGCATCAACTTCATGGTCGAGACAGCCCAACCGAGACCTGCACTTCCTCATCGGATCAGGCTGGGTCTGGAAGACGCCCCTGTTCTTGGCGGCCGTCCCCTTCACCTTCGCGTACCACACCTCGTCGAAGTCCTTAGGTATGTCCTGTCTTAGCCCACCGATGAGCATGGGTTCTAGGCCTATCAGGTTACCCTTCTTGTCTGTGTGTTCATACTGGTGACAGATCAGGACGATGTTCTTACCTGTCCCATAGCACAGCTTCATGAACTTCTTGAACAGGATACCTGCGGCACCGTAGTCCTGAATCATCCGAGGGGTGAGGCCCTTCTTCTTTCTCTTGGACCAGCTCTGACTCAGACCCAGGCGATCTGTCTCCTTCAATGCCTTAATCATGGTACCCTCAGTTAAGCTGGTACCTGAGTCGATGATGAGTGTATCCCAGAACTGATCGTATGGCTTGTCCCAATCGGCAGGGTCAATGTCCTCCTCCTCAACCCACTCTTCCACTTGATCAGAAGCTTCATCGAAGACTTCATTCTTACCCTCATCCATCGAAGCCGGTGCCAGGATGGTAGCGTGAACGATGTCACGTAGCTCTCGCTTCAATACTCCGGCACGGATAGCCCACTCAACAGACTGCAACCCTTCATCGAAGTCAAGGGTTCTGGTGCGAGGCAGGTGGTGGGCGTTCACTGTTTTCCATGTGCCGAAGGGGCCATAGATGAGAAGCTTCAGGCGTTTCAGTCGTCGTCCACTTCCACTCAGCCCACTCTCAGCGAGTGTAGTGGTGGTCATATCTTGTTCTCGTCAAGCTTATGATCCCCACACCAGTCCGTCTCGAATACCGCAGGGTACCCGCTCATAGTAGGGGCATGTCGACGGCAACGCCCAAGGAAGCCATTCGAGAGCATACCACCCAACTCATCTGGCCTCTTGAACACGAAGAACATGCAGGTCATACACCGCATGGTCTGTGATCTGTTCTTCCACGGGTCATCCGGCAGCTTCTCTCGTGTACCTGTCCCGGGTGGCTGATGTGGATCTACTGCCTGTTCCCTCTCTGGGACGTCCTTCCTATCGGGTGATAAGTCCATCATACTCTCCTTAGTTTAGATATAGATCCTTAGGCTATCTGCTATCGCCGCGCTGATCTTCTCCCTTATCCTAACCTCAGGTTGAGCCTGCCACTCTTGGCTAAGAACAACATTGAGGTCCTTGATCAACTGTAGGTATGCTTCTGACTCCCTTGTTTGAAGGTGGATAGGTCGGTAATCCTCGTGCTTCAATGGCTCTGTCTTTCGTAGGGCGTCACCGTCACTCATTGATCAGTCTCCTCCGTGGCCCCAGCTACCGAGGAAGGATCCCAACGACTCACCTCGAAGTTATCACGTAGCTCAAGGAGTCGACCCTCATCTCGTGGGTTGAGTGAATGAACCAGGAAGAACCTGCACTTACCATACCTCGTGCAATCTCCCCAGTTCTTGTCCCACATCTCCGGCTCGTACAGATGCTTCTCGAGTAGCTCATGAATCCTGCCCGTTATCCGTAGGACATTACGATGCCACTCAGCTAGACGGAACTCGTCATACCGGAAAGTGCGCTCGAAGAACTCGAACTTCTTGGAGACGGTATACATCACGTCGACCGTGATCTCCTTCACATCATCAGTCATCATCTGATTAGATGACCATACATAGCCTGGAAACTGGAAGGAGATTTCGAACTGATCGAAGTACGTGGGACCCATGGCCTTGGTAGTTTTGTAGTCCCACACCCTAATCTTTCCGTTCCGTCTGACTCGTCGTATAGAGTCAATACGACCGCACCATCGTAGACCGTCACCGAAGACATCGAAGTACTGCTCGTTTCGCAGGACATCATAGTCCCCTTCTTTCTTCATCCACCTCTCGGCATAGGCGAAGAACTGCTCGATCATCCGTTCCTTCGAGCGCTTCATCTTGTCCACGTCGGGAGTCAGATACGCGGGATACGATTCCTCCAAGGCCTGCAGCCCTGCTACCATCCTCTCCTTCAATGGCTGATCTGCGGCCTCCATGAACGCGAACATAGTCTCATGCCAACACGTTCCCCAATCCAGATTACCATCCTTGGTGGGGTCCTTGCGTATGGGCCTGAGGCCGAGCACGTAACGGAGATAGAACTTGGAGGGACAGTCCATGAAGGTACTCAGCATGGACGCGTCGATTACTGGAGGGGGTTTAGGTACTAGGCCGAAGCGTTCGAGCAGCTCCCTTGCCTCTGTGCTCACAACCGCGAGATCGGTCATGAGACGTTCAACGGATGAACAACTATGCTACATGCGTAATTTTGGTAGTGCATACTTCCTCCGCAACGATGGAGTTATGTTGAGCTGCTGCCCCCGGTCCGCCACCTAACAGACTGCCGCCAGCTATCTCGGCTTTCTCAGTTCAGGCCACTGACCTGCTGAGACGGGAGCGCAGTTTACTTCTTGCGTGTCTTGCGCGGCTTGCGCTTGGTCACCTTCGACCCATGCTTAGCGATGAGCCTTCACGATGGTTACGCCGATCTTCGGTGACGAGGGCTGGCCCTTACTTCCCGGCTCCAGCATACCGGTCTTGGGTGCGGTACCTCTCGCTGCCCGACGCTTTGACATCGGTGGGACCGGCGGAGTGTGTCCGCTCGTACCTGGGTGCTGCGCCATTGCCTGCCATCCTTTCTATGGATTTGAGAGAGGCCGCACGAGCATACTCACTCTGCGGTGGGAGTTCGCCACTAGTCAGTACGTGACGAAGGTTATCGAAACACTGGTGCATGAACTTCTGCTTGAAGCCTCGACCAAACTCTTCATTGACCCAGTCTCCAAGATCCTTCGGTAGTCGTGCAGTTATAACAACTGCGTCTGGTGTGTCCATCTCACCTCTCGACGTGGTGTTGCAAGATGTTCGCTAGGTTATCACGCTCAACGGTAGAGATGAGGTACTCTCTCTTCTTTGCATCCCAGAGCGCGAGCTTACACGTAGGAAACATCAGCAGCCACATAGTTAAGGCTAGGGCGTTCACAACCGGAGTACCGCTAATGAGTAGATAGTCGGTCTCCTTGACAAACGACGCTATGCCGTTACCTAGGTGCCATGATAGGCGGTCAACCCGGAGAGGATTGATGTCTCCGAGACTAAGCGACTTGATTTGTACGTCGTTGCCTAGCTTCTCCCTGATCTTATCATAGGGATGACCTGCCTCGTTAGCAACCCAGACAGTAACGGCTTCCTTTTGGTCCTCATTCACGAAGTACCTCGGTGGGGGTTGGTCAGATTGGAATATAACACCCAGGGGGCA